ACCAGGACGACGAAATTCTCTTCGCACTCACGAAGGCCGCGCGCGAATACGCCGAGGCCTACACCGGGCGCTCGTTCGTGAATACGACCTGGGAGCTCCAGGTCGACCAGTTCCCGCTCTACTTTCAGCTCCCGAAAGCGCCGCTCGCAAGCGTCACTTCGATCACATATATCGACGTGCAAGGTGCGACGCAGACGCTCTCGGCCGGGCTCTACCAGGTCGTCGCCGACGCCGGGCCGTTCGCGCAGCCTGGCAAGATCTTCCAGGCCTACAACGCGACCTGGCCGAGCTCGCGCGGCCACATCGACGACGTCCGCATTCGGTACGTCGCCGGATATGGCGCGGCGACTGACGTGCCGATGGCAATCAAGGCGGCGATCAAGCTGATGATCGCTCACCTCTACGAGAACCGCGAGGCGACGCTGACAGGCACGATCGTCTCCGAGTATCCGCTCGGCTTTGCTGCGCTGCTCTCGCCGTTCAAGGTGTTTTGACAATGCGCGCAGGGCGGCTTCGACATCGCGTGACGGTCCAAAGGGCGACCGATTCGATCGACCAGTACGGCGACCAGACCCCGACCTGGGCCGCTCTCGGTACCGTCTGGGCGTCGGTCGAGCCTTTGAGCGGACGCGAGTATTTTGCCGCAGCGCAGATGCAAAGCGAGATCAATGCGCGCGTCACACTGCGGCCGATCTCCGGCGTAACGATCACGCCGAAGGATCGGGTCAAGTTCGGGACGCGGTACTTCGACGTGCAATCGGTGATCAACCTGGAAGAGCGCGGGCGCGAGCTTCAGCTACTCTGCGTGGAGCGGTTCGTCTGATGCCGATCATCACAGACATAAAGGTCGACGGGCTTCGGGAGCTCGAGGCCCGGCTCCTCGAGCTCGACGCTCTCGCGGCGAAGCGGCTCCTCACTCGAGCAACCCGTCGCTCGCTGATTAAGCTTGAGCGCCAGGCAACCGCCAACGCCGAGAGCTTCGCGCGATCCGGGGCGCTCGCCGAGTCGATCAAGATCGCCAACGTCAAGCCGCGCGGCGCCGAGACGGTAGCGGTCCAGGTCGGACCCAAGAAGAAGGACAAGCGCGCGGTCGCTCTACAGAACGTCTACTACCGGCGAAAGCGCAAGGGAATCTTTTACGGGCACCTGGTCGAGTACGACCGAAGTGTTCGTGGGGGAAGCGGGCGCCGCGTGCCTGGGCGTCCTTGGTTCACGCCCGCCTGGAATGCGACGAAGAGCGGCATCGTGCCGGAGTTCCAACGCATCCTGGCGCAGGGCATCGCGCGCATCGAGAAACGACTGCGACAACAGGCCGCAGAAACAGAGGGGCTCGTCGACCCGTGAGTATCGAGAACGCCATCATCGCGAAAATCGTCGCGCTTAATACGGGCGCAGCATCTCGTGTCTATCGCGAGATCATCGTCCAGGAGCCGACGCTTCCGGCCGTCGCTGTCAGCAGGACAAGCGGGCAGGGAATGGCGCGCACCCTGGGGAACAACCCGCTCCTGCATCGCGCGGTACTTCGCATAGAGGTCGTCGGCGAGACGATGGCGCAAGTCGCGCCGGTCGCCGCGGCAATACAGGCGGGCCTTGATGGGTGGCGCGGCACGCAGAGCGGAGTCGTGGTTCTTAATTCGCGCCTGTCGCAACAGCAGGAGAACGCCGACGCGCAGGGCGATCGGACGCTGCGCGTCGTGCAGCAGGACTTCGAGTTCGTCTACCGATAAAAACTAGAGAGAAGCGCCGGGAGGGGTCATGGATCTATTCGAGATTTTTACGAGAGCGTGGCCTGTCATCCTGGCGCTGATCACGCTGATCATTGTCCTCTCGAAGCTCGACCTCCGCGTCGCGGTTCTCGAGGACAAGATCAAGACATTGTTCGATCTGCTCAACAAGCGAGAGAAGTGACCAGATAGTCGCCGCCCTCGAGTGATTTCGTTTTAACAACGCCGCCGCAAGGCGGTTTTTTTTTGCTTTAACAACGCCGCCGAGAGGCGGTTTTTTTTTGGAGTAACTGAAAATGACCGCAAACATCTCTACCGGCACTCTGCTCAAAGTGGGCAACGCGGCCTCGCCGGAGGTCTTCGCTACCGTTGCCCAGGTGCAGGAAATCAAGTGGAGCGGGTACACCCGCAAGATCGTCGACACATACACTATGGGCTCGGCCTATCCGACCCGCCTCGTGGGCTCGCACGACCCGCAGAACGTCGAGCTAAAGCTGCTCTTCGACCCGGCAGACGCCGCACACGAAGCCATGCGGACGAAGCTCATCGCGGGCACCTCGAGCAACTATCAGATCATCCTGCCGGATGCCGGGTCCTACCAGGTGCAGTTCGCCGGGCTCGTGACGAAGTTCGAGGTCGACGCGCTGACGGCTGAAGGTGCCGAGATTGTCGCGAACGTGACGATCGAGCTGACCGCTCTGCCGACGGTGACCGTGTAATGAGTCGCGATCTGCTGAAAGCAACGATCAGCAGCGCGTTCTCGAAGGCGTCCGTCCGTCAGCTCGAGGTGCACGGCGTGTCCGTGTTCATCCGCGGGCTGACGGGCGGCGAGCGCGTGCAGCTCCAACAGTGGGCGGCGGAGGCCTCGAGCGGTGGCGAGCCGCTCGCGGACTACAAGGTCGCGGCTCTGGGCCTTTGCGACGCCGAAGGGGTGCGCCTCTTCGATGATCCGCTCGAGGTGGCAAAGCTCGACGGCGCGGTTCTCTCGCAGCTCTCGAAGGCGATCCTCGAGGCCTCCGGCCTCACTGAAAACGCGGTCTCTGACGCCGAAAAAAAATAGCGGGCGAGCCGGAGCTGCTGATGTGGTTCCGGCTCGCGGCGCATCTCGGCGCGACGGTGGGTGAGCTCCAGGAGCGAATGAGCTCTGCGGAGTTCACCCACTGGATCGCGTTCTTCTCGATGGAGCCCTGGGGCTACGACGTCGAGATGTGGCAGATGGGAATGATCTCGGCGACCAGTGCCAACGCGGCAGGGCCCAGGAAGGGCGGCAAGGCCTGGCGCCCGGACGATTTCATCCCGAAGAAACACGAACCCTCTCGAGGGCAATCCCTCGCAGAGCAGCGCGTAATCCTTCAATCAATGGTGAAGCATGGCTGACATCGGCACACTCGTCGTCAAAATGGCGGCGGACTCGGCGCAGATGCGATCCGAGCTTGATCGCGTCAAGAAGGACCTCAAGAGCACCGAAGGCGGCGTCGGGTTCCTTACGAACAACCTGAAGCTCCTCGGCGGGATCGCGGCGGGGGTCTCCTTCACGGCGCTCATCTCCGAGTCGATACAGCTCGCGGGCGTCCTCAACGACACCGCGATCAAGACCGGGATCTCGGTCGACGCCTTGCAGCGCCTCCAGTTCGCAGCCGGGCTCTCTGGCGGTTCGCTCGAGTCGGTCTCGGGCGCCGTGGGCCGTATGCAGAAGGCGCTCGTCACGGCCGGTGAAGGATCGGCCCAAGCAAAAGAGGCGCTCGATCGTCTCGGGCTTTCGGCGCAACAGATCCTCGCGCTCTCGCCGGACAAACAGTTCGAGGCGATTGCAGTCGCTATCGCGGGCATCCAAGACCCGGCAACCCGCACGACCGCAGCGATGGGACTGTTCGGCAAGTCTGGCGCAGAGCTTGTGCCGACCCTGGTCGCGATCGGCACGAACGCCGAGGGCATCAATGCCGCGCTCTCCGAGATCGGCGGGCCGGTGTCCGCCCAGGCGATCGAGGCAGTCGACAACCTCGGAGATCAGCTCGACATTCTCAAGACCGCAGGAAAAAACACCGCGATCGAGCTCGCGGCGCTTGCCTCGATCGTTATCGGTCCTTTGCTCCAGGCGACGGGCGAGTGGATCAAGTCGATCCGCATCCTCGCCGGTGGCGGCGGAGAGCTCGAGAAGCTCGAGCGCAAGCTCGAGATCTTGCGCGAGTCTCGCGACTCGATGCTGCCGTTCTTTCTCAACCTCGGCTACCTCGAGAACGGGAAAGTCATCATGGGCCCGCGCGCGCTACAGCAAGCGATCGCGCAAGTGGGTCGCGAGATCGACATCCTCAAGACGAAGTCGCAGTTCGAGCCGGTAATGGTCGACATTCCGATCGACATCCCGGAGCCAAAGATCCCGGACTTGAGCAAAAAGCGAGAGCTCACCGCGGCCGAACGCCGAGAGCGAGCCTCCGATCAGCAGCCGGAGTACTTGCAGGGAATTCTCTCGAATCAAGAGCTAATCGAGATGATGCACCAGCAGCACTCGGACCGATTGATTGCGATCGACATGTCGACGGCCGCGCAACGGATCAAGGTGCACTCGGACCTCGAGTACTTCCGCATGGAAGTCGCCGAGGCCTTCGGGCTTCAGATGCTCGACTTCGAGGCAATCAAGAATCAGTCGATCATCTCTCTCGCGGGCGAGCTCTTCACGACGCTCGGCGCGCAGAACTCGAAGCTCTTCAAGATTCAGCAAGCCTTCGCGATCGCGAACGCCGTCATCAACGTCGCCCAGGGCGTCACGAAGGCGATGTCCTCGCTCCCGTTCCCGGCCAACCTGGCGGCAGCGGCGAAGGTCGCGGTCGCCGGTGCGATCCAGGTCGCGAAGATCAAGGCGACCAACCCTGGCGGCTCTGCCTCGGTGGCGACCGGCGGGCTCGGCTCGAGTGGTGCCGGAAACGTCGAGGCGGCTCGAGGTGCGACCCAGGGCAACGCCGACCAGGCGCAGATGCAATCGCAACGGGTCGCCCAGGTCGTCATCCAGGGCAACGTTTTCTCGGCGCGCGAGACCGCGGACTGGCTCATCGGTCAACTGTCCGAAGCGATTAACGATCGCGACGTCGTGTTCATCAACGGCAACTCGCGCCAGGCCGGACTCATCGGAGGTGGCGCATGACCGCCGTCGTCTTCAACGCAAAGCGATCTCTCATCGCGGGACATTCCGCGGGCGTCGAGTACACGCTGAACCTTCGCGTCGTCGAGGGCGGCATGACGATCGGCCGCAAGGTCGGATCGGAGGTGCAGCGCACGCTCTCGGATAAGACCGAGACGCTCTACTTTTACGGGAAGACGACCTGGAACGTGACGGTCCTCGTGACCGGCTCAACCGAGCGGTCCGCCTTGCAGGAGTTCCTGCACTCGGTGGAGGCGCAGGAGAGCTTCACGTTCTCGCCCTATGGCGTCGCCGGAAGTCTCGGCACGACCTACACCGTGCGCCGCGTCAACGTGAACTACAGCTTCGAGCGCCTCGATGCGACCGGCAGCTCGCCCGATGAAGACGCGATGCGCGTCAGCTTTGACATCGAGGAGGCGTAATGCGGACCGATCCCGTCGCCCTGGACATCGCCAACCGCAGCCAGGTCAAGGAGCCGCGGTTCATCGTCAAGATCGAGTACCCGGTCGACTCGATCTACATCACAAGCCACGGGGACATCACCGGCGTCCCTGGGACCGTGCTACAGGGCGCGCTCCAGGAGCCCTCGATCGTCTCGCAGCGATTGAACCCCATCGACGGGCGCAGTGAGATCGGCTCTGCCTCCTTCGCTGTCGTGGACCTCGGCGCAGCTCTTACGGACGAGATCCGCGAGCGGCTCAACGACGACGAGGGTCTGCGCGATCGCCAGGTGCGGTTCTACCTCGGCTACGCCGGGTTCACTTTCGCCGACTGCGTGCTCATCGGGACGCAGAAGATCTCCGAGGCGAGCTTCGAGCGCGGTCGGTACCAGATCAAATGCGCCGACGTGCAGCGGTCCGCGAAGAAGGACATCTTCGAGCTCTCCGAGACGACGCTCTCCCAGTCGATCAGCGCAACCGACACGACCGTCTATGTCACCTCGACGACGGGCTTCTCGACCGTCTATCACGGCTCGAGCTACACCGACGCGGCGAGCCAGTCTGTCGGCTACATAAAAATCCGCGACGAGGTAATCCGCTACACCGGAAAGACCTCGACGAGCTTCACCGGCTGCACGCGCGGCGTGCTAGGCACTGTCGCGAGCAAGTATGACGTCGACGCGGGTGTCGCAGCCTCCAGGCGCGAGAAGGTCACCGAGCACGTCTATCTCGAGCTCCCGGCCGTCAAGCTCGCCTACGCAATACTGACCGGCACGCTGTACGGCGACTCGGCGACACTGCCCTCGACCTGGCACCTCGCAATCGACCCGGCGCTTGTGCGCCTCGCGGACTACACCGGCATCGGTTCGGATATGTGGAACGGCGCGGACGGTGGCGTCGTGATTCGCTTCGAGGGGCTGAAGAAGACCGACGGCAAGAAGTTCCTCGAGGAGGAGATCTGTCGTCTGCTCGGTCTGTTCATGCCGGTCTACGCCGACGGCGCGCTCGGACTGAAGCGCGCATCGCGCGTGCTCTCGGACTCGGCAACCGTGGCGACCCTGGACGAGTCGAACTCGACCCAGGTCGGCGAGCTGCTGCACGACATGGGCGAGCTGCACAACGTCTTCCGCATCTCGTGGAACTGGAACGGCAGCGACTACACCCGCACGACCTCACTCATCGACGCCGCATCGGTCGCCGTGCACGGGCGCGCAGATCCGCTCGACCTCAAGTTCAAGGGCCTCTACGGCGGACGCGCGACCGACTCGCTCCTCTTTCAGCTCGTCGACTCCCTGCGTGATCGCTACGCCGCACCTCCGCAGCGCCTCTCCGTGTCGGTTCTGCATTCGCTAAACCGCCTCGAGATCGGCGATGTCGTGCGCGTCAAGTTCGCATCGGTGCGCGACTTTGCGGGAACCGGCTCGAGCATCGACCGCGCGTTCGAGATTCAGAACATGTCGGTCAATCACCGCACCGGCCAGGTGCAGCTCGAGCTCTTCGGCTCGACGTCTCCGGCCTCTGCGCTCTCGCCGACGACTGCGGTGACCGCGCTGCCGGACGCCTTCTATACATCGACCGGCACTGCGCTCTCGAGCGTCGCCACGATAACTGCGGGCGTCATGGCCGCGGGAACGTACACGCTGAACGGCACCTCCGACATCACTGCGTCCGCCTCGATCTGGTACCACAACGGCGACCTCACGATCCCCCAGGGCACGACGCTCAACATCTCCGGGAACGTGCAGCTCCGCGTGAAGGGCTATCTCACGATCAACGGAACGATCAACGGCGTCGGCGGCGGCTTGCCTGGCGTCGCTGACGACAGCAATCCGGCGACCGATACGCTCGGCAACCCTGGATGGGTGGGCAACTCGAGAGGGTGGGACGGCGTCGACGCGCACGCGGCCTACAGCAGCGGCAATCCGAAGCTCCTCACGATTCCCGTGCCGGTCACGAAGGGCAAGCACGCGAGCTTCCCTTACGTCGAGCTGACCGTCTCCGGCAGCACGCTCTCCGGGCTTCCGACGGATTTGCGCGGCACGGGCGGCGGTCCTGGCGGGAGCATCTTGAGCGGCGGTCGCGTGGACTTCCGAGCAGCGGGCGGCACGGGCGCAAACGGTGGCGCGGGACTCTGCACGATCTCGCGCGGCTTCAACACAGGGGCCTCGGCGACGATCAATCTGTCCGGCAACAGCTCATCGCTGACGACCTTGCATCGAGCGGGCGGCGGCAACATGTACTGGCCGGGCCCAGGCGGCGCGGGCGGTCCTGGTTCGTTCTTGCTCCTGCTCGATGGCTCGAGCGTCTCGCCGCCGGACGTCACGAACCGATTCATCGCAAACACCGGCACCGTCCCCGTGCCGCAACCCTATCTCGGCTTCATCACGTTTCTCGATAACGAGGGGCTGCATCGCTACGACGACAACCTCGACCCGTGGGCGGGTTACCCGGACCCCGCAGTCATCTCGAACCGATCGCTCGCGGGCTCATGCGTTCGCATCCAGTACGTCCCGGCCGAGGAGACCGCAACCGCCGACCAGGACACAAAACCTCCGGCGATCGCTGCTCTGTCTGTCTCCGCCCAGGACGGCTTCGCGCTTGTCTCCTGGACGCTCCCAACCGATCCGGCGTCCTATGACGCGGTCGAGCTCTACGCCTCGCTGACGAACTCGCGCGGCGATTCGACGAAGGTGTTCGACGGACGAGCGTCGGACTTCAAGCACATCACCAACGACACGAGCGCGCGCTACTACTGGATCAGAACCCGCAGCGCGCGCATCCGCTCGGACTGGTATCCGTCAACGAACACGAGCTCGGTCACGGTCGCGGCTCGCCCGCCGACGCTCACCGGCTACCTCACGAACGAGGCCTTCGTCGTCCCGGCAGACGCCGCGGGCACTGTGAGCTCGTTCTCTGGCGCGGACGGTACCTTCAAGGTCTACATCGGCACCGTCGACGTCACGAGCCAGTGCGCGTTCTCGGTTATCTCCTCAAGCTCGCTCACCGCGACGATCAACGCCTCGAGCGGCGCTTACGCAGCGACCGGCATGTCGGCGGACGTCGGCTCGGTGGCATTCCGCGCGACCTACGCGGGCAGCTACACGATCGACAAGGTCTTCACAGTCACCAAAGCGCGCCAGGGCACCGCCGGAACAAACGGCACGAACGGCGCGAATGGCACGAACGGGACAAACGGAACCAACGGAACCAACGGAACCAACGGGAACAACGTCTCCCAGGTCTACGCCTACAAGCGAGCCTCCTCGGCACCTGGCGACAACCCCGGCGCGGTGACCTTCGATTTCACGACCGGAACGATTACGACCGCAACGCTCGCGAATGGATGGTCGAAGACGATCCAGGCTGGCACCGACCCGCTCTACGCCGTCGTCGCGTCGGCTGTTTCCGCAAGCTCGACCGACCCGATCGCTGCGAACGAGTGGAGCTCGCCGGTACTCCTGGCACAGAACGGAGCCAACGGAACCAACGGAACCAACGGAACCAACGGCGCGGACGGTCTGAACTCGGCGACCGTGTTTCTGTATCAGCGCACCTCGAGCAATACGGCGCCGAGCGTCGCGACCGCAGGGACGACGACCTACACCTTCTCGAGCGGCACGGTAAGCGGACAGCCTAGCGGATGGACGCGCGCGGTCCCGTCATCGGGTGGCGGCTATCTCTGGGCAATCCAGGCGACCGCCGCATCGAGCTCAAGCACAGACTCAATTGCCAATAGCGAGTGGAGCTCGCCGTCTCTAATTTCCCAGGACGGGGCACCTGGGGCCAATGGCAGCAACGGGACGAACGGCTCGAACGGGGCGGACGCGGCTAATATTCAGCTCTCAAAGAGCTCGTTCCAACTCTTCGCCTACGCCGACGGCACCGTCCCGAGCTTTTCTGGCGCTGACGGTCTGCTCAAGGTTTATCTTGGCGCCACCGACGTCACCGCATCGGCCTCGCTCTCGGCGACCGGCGGCGCGGGCGTCACCGGCACGATCAACAACGCCGCGAGCTCTCCCGTGTCCGGTCAGCCGAAGGGCTACTACCGGATCACCGCGCTCTCTGTGGACGTCGGCACGCTCACGCTGTCCGCCGTCTACAACGGCGTCACCTACACCGCGACATTCGCGGTGTCGAAAAACAAGGTCGGCTATGAAATCGTCGGTACACTCCCGTCGACGAACTTGTTCGCCGGTCGCATGGTCTTTCTCACGAGCGACTCGAAGCTGTATCGCTACACCGGCTCCGCCTGGACGACCGCGGTCCCGACATCTGATCTCTCCGGTCAAGTCATCTCGACACAGATCAGCGACGACGCGATAACGACGGCCAAGCTCGCCGCAGACTCGGTAACAACGAACAAGATCGCCGCCGGTCAAGTGACCGCCGGAAAGATCTATGTGACGGATCTGTCGAGCCTCACTGCAAATATCGGGACGCTTACAGCCGGAACGATCCGCAACACAGCGGACACCTTCCGCGTCGACGTCACGAACGGGCGCACAATCACGCAGACCGGCTCGTTCATGAAAGTCACCGGGGCGCCGTTCGGGAGCTCCTCGCAGTTCATCGAGTGGTACGGCCCGTACTTCGCGAGCCTATCGAGCTGCACCGAAGCGAACGCGGTCTACTACCTCAAAACCAACGGGTCCGCGTATTTCGGCGGGACGCTCTCCGCGGGAACGCTCACGAACAAGGGCGAGACGAGCGATCTCTCCGCGTCCGCGCAGATCACGGTCGGTCCGTTCGGCACGAACGGCGACCCGAAGGTGGTCACGCTTTCGTACTACTTCACCGGAAACTGGACACAGTTCCAGGGATCGTCCACGGGCACCGGGGGCGGGGCGATCTCCGCGACCGTCAAGCTCTACAGAAAAATCGGCGCGGGGTCCGAGACGGAGGTCGCGACGCTGAACGTGTCCGGAACCTATGAATACGAGACCGACGGGGAGCCTTATCCGAACGGCACCTACGCGCGCTTCTGGTCTCAATCAATGAGCGGCTCGGCGAGCTACACCGACAACGATGCAAGCCTTTCAGATCGAACCTATCGCGCAGCGATCACCGCGCGCTCGACCGCCTTCGGGACTGGCACCAACAGCCAGAGAGTCACCATCGTCAGTGTTGAGGAATAAGACATGAGCGCACCACAGAGAGCGGCAGATGCCGCAGTCGCAAGCTCCGCGGTCTCGGCCGGGGTGTCCTGGTTATCACAAGCAAACGAGATTGTCTCGCTGCTCGCGGGCGTCATTGCAATTTGTGCCGGTGTGTTCGCAATAGTGGTTCACGCGCTGAACATCCGAGAAAAACTGAAAAACGAGTAGGAGAACAACATGCTCGAGATATTTGGAGGCGGAGTCGCCGGAAGCTTACTCGGCGGACTGTTTCGCCTGGCGCCGGAATTCTTGAAAGCATTCGATCGAAAGAATGAGCGCACCCACGAGCTCGCCATGTTCGAGCGGCAGTGCAAGCTAGAGGAGCAGCGCGGCGCGCAGAAGATGGCCGAGATCGGCGCTCAACGCGACCTCGCGGTCGATACGAGCGCGATGTCTGCGTTCCAGGCGGCAATTCAGCAGCAAGCGGACATGGTAAAGGCTGCGGGCGGCGGCTTCGTCGCTGCATTGAGCGCATCGGTCCGGCCGATCGTGACGTATTGGGTGCTCGCGCTCTGGTCATTCCTGCACGCCTGGTACTGCTACGAGACATGGCGCGTCGGTCTCGACCCGATGGAGACCTTCCGCGCGATGCTGACGCCGGACTTTGCGGCGCTTGTCGCCGGGACGATCAACTACTGGTTCCTCGACCGCACGCTCGCAAAGCGCGGGCTATGACCGACATCTCGATCGCGCTCGAGCTCTGTCGGGAGTTCGAGGGCTTTCGTGCGCGGCCCTACTTGTGCAGCGCGAATGTGCCGACGATCGGGTGGGGCTCGACCTTTTACCTGGACGGGCGACGGGTAACGCTCGAGGACCCGCCGATCTCCAGGGCGCAAGCGGACGAGCTCCTCGAGATGTCGATCCGCACGATCTATCTGCCAGGCGTCCTGCGTCTCTGTCCTGGGCTCGTCGCACATCCGCGGGCGCTGAACTCGAGCGTGGACTTTGTCTATAACCTGGGCATCGGGCGACTCCAGACGAGCACGCTCCGTCGAGAGCTCAACGCCGAGGATTGGGACGGAGCACGCGAGCAACTCATGAGATGGGTGCGCGGAGGCGGGCGCGTACTACCTGGCCTGGTTCGACGAAGACAAGCGGAGGCGGCGCTGCTGTGAAAGCAAACCAGACAGGCATCCCGAAGCAGTTCCAGCTCCTCGGCCACACGATCAAGGTCCGCGTCATCACTCGCTCGAGGTGGCGGCACGGCAAGGGCGTAGTCGGCTTGTGGGACCCGGAGAAGCTGCGGATCGACCTATTAAAAAATCAAGAGCCGACGCAGCTGACCTCGACCTTCTGTCACGAGCTCACTCACGCGATGCTCGACATGATGAATCACGAACTGTCGCACGACGAAGCGTTCGTCGACAACTACGGCGGGCTCCTTCAGCAAGCCTTGACGACTTTTGAGTTTAAGTAAAAAAACGGAGCCCAAAATGGGAGTCTTGAAAGTAAGCGACGAGGAGGTCATCGCAGCAATCCGCGCTGCGAAAGGCATCCGCGTCGATGCGGCGCGCAAGCTCGGCATCAACGTCCGATCTGTTCAGTCACGGATCGACAAGCTGATCGCCGACGGGATTGAGGTGCCGAGCTCAACCTACGACCCGGCGCGGAGCGCGCGGATGAAGCGCGGCGATATTGTTCGCGAGCCGCCGGAGAAGGCCGCGCAGATCGAGTTCCCGAAGTTGCCCTCTGGCAAGATCGACGTCAGCGAGCTCATCGAGCGGCGGAAGGCCGCATTCGCCCGCAAGGACGAAGCGGCACAAGCCCGCAAGCTCATCCCGGTCAAGGTTCGCTCGAGCGAGCCGATCGGCGTCACGCTTCTCGGCGACCCGCACGTCGACGACGACGGCACCGATCTCGGTCAGCTCGAGCGCGACATCCGCGTCATTCAGAAGACCGACGGATTGTTCGCGGCGTGCATCGGTGACATCCAGAACAACTGGGTCGGGCGCCTCGCAAAGCTCTACGGAGAGCAGGAGACGACGGCCTCCCAGGCCTGGCAGCTCGTCGAATGGTTCGTCGAGGAGCTGTCCGGGCATTGGCTCTTCATGGTGCAGGGTAACCACGACCACTGGTCCGGCTCCGGCGACCCGCTGCGGTGGATACAGCGCCAGGCGGGCGTGAGCTTGACCGGAGACCATACGGTCCGGGTCGCACTCCGGTTCGCGAACGGCGCCGAGGTGCGAGTAGCGGCGCGGCACGATTGGCCCGGCAACTCGATGTGGAACCCGAGCCACGGCCAGCTCCGCGCGGCGGCGCTCACACATCACGATCACATCATCGTCAGCGGCCACAAGCACACCGGCGGCTATCAGATGCTCCGCATCCCGTCGACCGGGATGCTCGCGCACCTGTTACAGCTCGGGAGCTACAAGATCCACGACGCCTACGCTGACGCCCTCGGTCTGCCGTCGCGACTGATCGCGCCCTCGGCGACTGCCATCATCGACCCGACAGCCTCCGAGCTCGGCCAGGTGAGAATCGAGCACGACATCGAGGCGGCGGCGGACTATCTGACCTGGCTGCGAAAGCGGAGGCGCGCGGCATGAAAGACGCGATCAATCCCGACCATTACCAGGGCGACATCGAGTGCATCGACGCCCTGCGAGCGGCGCTGACGCCGGAGGAGTTCCAGGGCTACGTTAAGGGCTCGGCGATGGCCTATTTGTGGCGCTGCGGCAAGAAGGACGCGCCGGAGCAGGAGGCCGGGAAGGCGATCTGGTACATCACCTGGCTCACGGGGAAAGACCCCAGGGGCTAACGCTTCGCAATTCTGGCTAGGCGTCTGGTATCATAGAAGAATAGCGCGCCCCCGCTACCA